ATTCTTCCGGCCAAGATTTTTCACGTCCTTCCATATATGCTTCTTTCATCAAAGCATACAGTTCCGCTGCCTGATCTTTGTTCATTGTGAAGCTCATCTCGTAAGCGGCTCCATCTTGTGTAGCACCACAAGGAACACTTTTGTTTTGTGATTCGCTCCAGTGGTAGGGCTGATTGATGCGTGGATACATTGCAGTTACTCCACGTATAACATGCGATTTAAATTTCTTACTAGCCATGTGCTGCTCCGTAAAAGGGGTTGGTTGTACAGCTTCTTCAAGCTGCTGTATATTTTCTAGTTCTTCCTCTGTTAAAGGTCGAACTGGTTTGAATAACATTTTGTAGGTATTTCCATGTTCTACAAAATATATTTCAGTTAACACGTTACCGATTTCCTCTCGGTTACGCTTTAGATGATCCTCATATTTATAAAGGCTCATCCTGTTATCTTCTTTTGAAAATAAACTTAAAGCTCCAAGCCTAATTTCATGAAGATACTTAGAATCAAGAAACGCTACCTTAATTAAAGTAAAGTATTTACAAGGCGCTCCCGCTGTTCCCCATCCTACTTTTATGCTTTGGTCGCAATCTAAGCATCTGGGTGCTTGTTTGTTAGCTACATCTTCGTGCGGAAAGTCGCACCCTACAGACCAACAAACAAGGTTGTCGTCCTTGTAATAGTTTCTTGATAATACTCCTCTATCTGTAATTACAACTTCTATAGAGCGCAGAGGCTCGTAAGTATCAGGGTGTATGAAACACCCATCCTTTACCCGAAGTCGGTTCATTTTTTAGAGGGTTTACGAACAGAGATAATGTTTTTTCGTATAACCTGAAGGCTTGGTGGTACTACATCTGGGTTAGCTTCCAGAAATTCCTTCATGTTTGTACTGTGCACTCGCTTCTCAAGCAGGTGCATAGCATCGTTCTCTTTTATAAAGATGTGCATCTCGTCCCAGTTACTTATCTGAAATGTAGTCTGTAACCTTCGAGATACAGTGCCGGATGCTAATTTAAGAGACTCACCTTTTTCACCAAAAAAAGAATCAAGTTTCTTAGCTACTTTATCTTGTTGTACTTTTATTTCTTTTATCTCTTCTTCTTTTTCTCTAATGGCGTCTCTCATACTGAGATACACAGCCGTTAGTTTATCTGCCTTGTCTGTTGCGTTCATCACTACTCCTTTTCAATCGGGACAAGTAGTGTACTGCTACGCTTTACAGTGTCAAGTATTTATTTCTTGTTTATATAAATCGACTATCTTGTGGTGGTGGTCGATGTTAGACCGCAACATTTTGTATAGGCGTGTCTCAACTTCACTACCGCGTATGTGAACAATAGTCATTGGGTTGTGTTGACCCGGCCTATCTATACGCGCATTAGCTTGTAAGTATGTCTCCACGCTAGTAACAGGTGCATACCATATGACTGTGTTAGCAGCAGTAAGAGTAAGACCATGTGAAGCTGCTTGTGGCTGAATAATAAGCACTCTAGGTTTTTCGTTTTCTTGAAAGTCTTTGATTACTTTGTTTCTTTTGTTAACAGAAACCTTTCCTGATATTACATCGCAAGATATTTTGTTAGACAACAAGAAGTCTCTTAGCAATTCAATAGTGTGAGTAAAAGGCACAAACACCAGAACCTTGTTAGATGACTCGTCTATCGCTTCTTTCACGATGTTCAATCTGTTGCTTACATCAAACTCAATGACTTCTTTGTCATCTGAGTAAACAGCACCGCCTGATATCTGTAGAAGTTTGTTGAGGTTAGTCGCTGCATTTACAGAAGTAACTTGCTCTCCATCAGCTTCCATCATCATCCGTTCTTTCAGCAGCTTGTAGTATGCTGCCTGCTGTTTGGTCAGAGGTGCTTCTCGTTCTACGTAAGTAACAGGGGGCAAGTCGAGGCATTGACTTTTCTCAAACCTAATCGCAGGTTGTAGAACTTCATGCACGATCTTGTCTGCGTCTCGTTTTGGCCTCCACGTAAACTGTGTAGCCTTGTACATCACTCTGTCTCTAAACTGCCCGAAGTATTTAGGGGCATTGGGGTTAACTAGTTTTGCCAGACCAAACGCATCAACGGGTGATTGGGCTGCGGGAGTACCAGTAAGCATCCAAAGCCACGGAATATCTGCAACGATATCTCGTAATACTTTCCACCTATTTGTTTGTGCGTTCTTGTAGGCGTTGGCTTCGTCTACGACAACCATGTCAAAGCCACCGTTCATGATCTCGTCTTTGACCACAGCTACCCCGTCAAAGTTTATAATCACGAACTCAGACCCTGCCTCTATTATTTTTTTCCTTCTAGTAGAAGTACCGTGGGCAATTGAACAGCTACGGTGCATAGCAAACTTAAACAAGTCTTCTTGCCATGCTGATTTCATAATAGACAGAGGGCATATAACCAACACGCGATCTACTAAACCCTGCTGCATAAGATAATCAGTCGCCCATATTACAGATGCAGTCTTTCCGGTGCCTTGCTCGTTAAAACAGAAACCCTTCTTGTGCAGGGTAAGAAAAGAAGCTGTCTCTTTCTGGTGGTCAAACGGCTCGTAGCGACCAGTAAATTCATAGTCGCGCATCATAGGAGAAGGCACTTTCTTAACTTTTAAGTCAGCTAGCACCTGTGATTCTTCCAGACCCCACGGTATTACGATCTTGTATATACCGTTCTCTTCTTTCAGAATCTTATAGTTACTTACTCTTTCCGTAATTAAATGGGGCTGCCTTGTATTTAGTATGACAGCCCTATCGTGGACTACTTTCACTTTTTCTTTCGCTCTCTTTTACTGGTTTCAGACACTAGATTACCTTTAGAGTCCCGTTTGAAGGATCGGTTCCGTGATTTACTCTCTACTTTAGTACCGTCAGAGTTCTTTCCGCCTTTATCTAAGGCTTTCTTGTGGGCTACATCCTTACCGTCACCTTTTTTAACTTTGCCTTCGCGCATTGCCTTACGTCGAGCAGCGTTGCGTTTAGCACGTTTCTTTTTCTGATCCTCTGTGCCTTGGTAGTTCTCGTATTCTTTCTTGTAGTTACGTTTCTTGGTTGGCATTTCTACCTCCTTCAGTATTGCAGATGCTTATGTACTGATATGTGGTTAGTCACTACAGGACGCCAATCTGTGTCAAATTTATTACCCTTGCCCATGTTGCAATCTTCACAAAGCACTTGCAAATTAGAAAAGCACAAGGCCAGATTCGGTTTGTGTGATTTAGGTATTATGTGATCTACATGTACCACCACTCCGTGTTGTTGCGGGGTACGGTTGCATATAGCACATTGTGCTTTATATGCCTCTAACACTTGCATTCTTACTTCACGCCATTCTTGTTTTATTTCTTGGCTATCCCATCTTTCATAAACATCTTCACGTTCTATTCTACGATAGTGAAGTTTAAGCATATCTTCTAATGCTACTTTAGGACGTACACCTTTACTAGCACGCCATCTTATCTGCTCAAAAATGTCCCACTGCCAATACTCTATATGCCTACCACACTTTTTTAACCTGTCAGTGAATCCTTTTGTAGGTTCTTCGCGGAGCAGTGCACGATACAAATCTTTTAGTAGGTGTAAATTTATCTCTGAATATTGCGGAGAACCAAAATTTTTTAACGTATCTAACAAAGGTTTATTAAGATATGTCCTCATACTGTTATAGATATGCCACTCATTATGGTCTTTATCATCAGTCCACCACACTACATTACAGCGTGGGGCATCTCTTCTAATATCTTCGTCAAAAAGATTTACTTGTTGTGGTGCACAGACTATACGCATATCATTTCCTATTATGTTCGCAGCTAATAACTGGACAAAACCCACATAAGGGGCCGTCTACTGGATTCCAAACACCTTCATTACCTGCTACTTCAATACGCTCAAGTATTTCATCAAACACACCAATGTAGGACTTATACATGTCTGCGGTATGCTCTTTAGTTACGAAGCCATCACATATAACAAATGACAATGCAGATTTAATCTTCTTAACTTCAGGGAAGTTTATAAATACAGCACCTGCAAGTAAGTCCAACTGTTTAGTGTCCGCATAGTTCGCGGTCTTACTAGTCTTGTAGTCAATCAGATAAGCTTTCTCTCCGTTGACTATAAGTAGGTCAGCTATACCTCGGTACCAAACATCAGGAGCCATAAATTTCGTCGGCTTAAATTCATCATCTTCTTTGGCTACACCAAGCCTAATCTCGCAGTGCTTCTCACCTTCTATCCGGTTAAAAGCATCCAGTGTTTTTCGTAAGAAGCCATATTCTTTTTCTAAAGGCTTGCCGTCTTTTATATATTTTTCAGCCGCTTTATGTACTTTATTACCGTATACAGTAGCAGGGCTACCTCGGTCTTTTACGTCTTTCTTGACGTTAAGATGGTAATACTTCTTAGGGCACTGCTTAAAGGTATTAACTTTACTGTAAGACCAAGCTGTCATAGCTTTCCTTCTTCTATCAATGCTAAACGGTTAGCCTCTTGTGCAGCAGCTATGTCTTTTTTATTTTGGCCGGTGTACGCGACAGCCAGCTTTTCTTTGATGAGTAGTTTATTAATGGTCGTCCGTCCAACTTTGATTTCACCCAAGTACCTTCCAAACTTTCCCTTCT